CGCAGCCCGTCTGAACTGCTGCATCACTGCCGGCAATCGTCACCTGCCCCACTCCCGCAGCGGGCTGGGTATCGGTCTTTTTTGATGCCATTTTTGAAAGCCACATCATTTCTCCCCCTTTTTCAATGTAAGTGTGCAGAAGCTGCCGCCGGGACCTCCCGAGCTTTCCGCCTCGTCCACTATGTACTGCCCGCTGAACATTTTCCCCGCAAGACTTACGCTGTCCCCCGGAAACGCTCTGAACGCTTTCGGCAAAGTGACCGTCAGGGTAAAATACCCCTTTTTTGCCTCGTTCATCTGATACATATAGGTGGTTGATGTAGTGGGGACAACCTTTTGACATTCGATCCCCCGGCTCAGTGCGTCCTGGTTGTAAATGCTGCCTCTTCCGTTTATATACAGCTGGGAGATCACGCCGTATCGTTTCAGCGTCAGCATGGCTCCGGTAGCCTCGGTAACAACAAGGTGCCCGGTATTCTTATCGGTCAGCACCATTTTCCCCTCAGGGGTAAACCGGGGAATCGCCGCAAAAACAGCCTTTGTAAAATCCGTAATGACTTTCCAGCAGCTGGAGGTTGCGGTAACCTCCATAGCAGCTGCCGCTTTTCCGAACATGCCGGTGTCATACTCTATCCCAAAAGGCTCCGCATATGTTCTGCAAAGCTCATCAAAGGTAATTGACGGGTATTCCGCTTCACCAAACTGATTGTCCATAAGCAGTGCCGCCAGACCTCTGCCGGAAGCGAAAAAGGCAATTCCGTCGTCACCGTAGCTGAAGCTCATCTCATCGGGAATTCCAAAAAACACAGTCTGTCCGTTGTGCTCACCTCTGAACCTTACGGCGGTTTCCAAAAGCTCATCAAAGGTGCCGTCGATCGGGCACTGCAGTTCAAAGCAATCGCAGGGCTCTCCGGAGGTGTGGCAGGTTTTCCATCTCGCCAGCTGCGGCAGCTTCAGTTCACGGCCATCGGCCAAAATCATATATCCCGTCATCACAGCACCCTCAAAATCATTCCCACAGCCAGAGCGGTCGGACTGGCCACAGACGGGTTAAGCTCCGCCAGCTTCAGCGATGTCAGGTTATACAGGCTGCAAACTGTCCAGAAACTTTCGCCCTCAGCGACGGTATGATATTTCTTTTCGTCGGCCGACGGCTCAATGATCTCGGGAAGAGCGGTCTGTCCACGCTCGATGAACTCAAAGCTGTAAGCCACATAGTTGGCAGACGGTTCCTGATCCATTGTCAGGGACGAAAAATGGGCAGTAACGGCACCCAGCACAGGGTGATACAGTATCCCCTCACCCTCCCGGCAAAACACTTCATAAAGCTCCATGAACCGGGAGTATGCGTCCTCACCGGAAAACTCACCGCTGCCGCTGATTTTTCTGCCGGAAAGCCCAAGTTCTCCGGTATGCCATCTGCCTCCCGGCAGTTTGGAAGAAGTCACCGTTTTTTCTGTTGTAACGGTGCAGCTTCTGGGATTGTGGGGCCACACATATCCCTTGTAACTCATAGATGATAGTTTCATTTATATACCTCTTTTTTGGTTTGAAGGTTCAAATCAACGCTTCAACGCAACGTATTACTCCGACTACGCTGTCATTTCTGAACGTCAGGTCAGCAAGCTGACCTATCGGAGAAATCCCCATCTTATTACGCAACAACTACCCATGTCATCCTGAGCGCAGTAGGGGCGACCCTTGCGGTCGCCCGCCAATCACGCATGACGTGGCGTATCTCACCGTAGGGCGGGGGCTTGCTCCCGCCGCAATAAATGCATAACGTGACGTATTACACCGTAGGGAACGACGTCCTCGTCGTTCCGCTTTGGGCTGACGAGGACGTCAGCCCCTACAACACACAACGCAACGTAACACTTCGTAGGGTCAGGTTGTGCCGTGACCGCCGACCATACTCGCCCTCTCAGTCAAAAACTTCGTTTTTGCCAGCTCCCCCAGAGGGGGAGCCAAGGGTACCAACGATTCGTCGCCCGCCAATTACGATGACGTGGCGTTACATACGGCCTTGCAGCCGTCAACCGCCGTCATACCGTCTTGCGTCCCTCTCAAACACGTCGGATATCTCCGTTGGGGTAAGGCCATAAACCGTCTGGTTTGTGGTAACGTGGCTTGCTTCGGTAACCGCTGACGCTTCTTCCCTGACTGCCGCCGGAGATGAAGCGGTTTTTTCCTCAGTCTGTACGGCAGCCCCGGATTTGGCTGAGGTTTTCAGTCCTGTTTCCAGCCCGTCATACTGCAGCAGCAGTCTGCGTATCATATCGGCATAGATTTCCGCTTTATCCACCAAAGCTCGCCCCCTCTCCCGGTCCGAACTTCAGCGCAAGGAACCGCTGTTCGTCAAATGCCGGATTGACCACCATGTTCGGTCTGCTGTTTTCCTCCTGATCTATAAGGAGGTTCAACCCGCAATATATGTAATCCCGGTCAGTCATGTCCCGTGCAGCCGTGGGCAAGGCTCCCATCTCACGCAGTACCCGCCACTTGAGCCGCTCACCGGGGCAGTTTTTCAGTGCGTTTTTCAAATCGTGGAGCTTTTCGCCGTTGGAAACATCGTCCATCATTCTGCTATACAGTCCTGCCAGCTCCACAATGGTTTCCGGGTCCAGCTGCTGCTTCAGCTCATAGGCGCAGGGAAACATTCTTTTTCCGTCTTTAAAAAGGGCAAGGCATACTATCTGCGCCAAAAACTCAAAAGCCGCGCCGGGTACTCCACGGCTTTCTATATCCTCAAGCCGGCAAACTGCCCTCATACTGTCTGCCGCAGGCAGTAACCTCAGTTCTGCCTCCAACCGGGGTACCGGTGTGGTCTTTTCGCTTAAAAACTTTCGCAGTATTTCGTCCATAGCCATGACCTGTCCTCCTTCTGTCAGCCGGAAACTGCTGTCTCCAGTCTCTTTCCTGCCACTATTTTTACCTTTTCCATCACTGTATCGCCAAGAGTTCCCTCTTCCTCCAGCCGTGACCATCGGCATCCGCTGAAAACAACCCTCTTGTCGGGCTTGCAGATAACCAGCGAAAAGCTGTCAAGGTCATAAAAATTGATGCCGTCGCTTATAGCCTCATCGGTTGCATACAGGCGGGACAGCTCAATAACATGCTGCTTTGAACCGTTAACGGTAGCCACAGGCTCGTCCTGTCCAAAGGCTTCAATAACTTTTCCGCTTCTGGTGGTTACCACGCTGTAGCTCTGCACCACCGCCACCTTTTTGCCGTTGACCTCCAGATAGATGTCGGCACTGGTGGGAAACAATACGCTGCTCATGTGCTGTCCCTCCCTAAACCGTAATGATCGCAGACAGATGGACTCTGTTCAGCCCGTGAGCCACGACAAAATCGAAAGATACAAGGCACAAAGTGGGATCTTCCGCATCTGCCAGAGCGGTAACCGTGCCGTAGCTTTCAATTATCTCGCTGAGTATCCTGCTTTCAAGTTCCAGGATCACCTGGGTTCTGATAGCCTCCCGGGTAGCTGCGGTGTTTTTCGCCCTGCGGAACATAGCCGTCAGACTTTCTCTGATACCCGGAATGACCTCGTCTGCAATAAGTATGGTGGTAAGCTCACGGAAGCTGGTGTCGTAAGAACCTCCGGTGGTGGTTCTTGTGGTAACACCTCTGGAAACGCTTACAGCACCGCCAAAGGCTTCCACAGGAGTTACACCGCCGACAATAAGAGCGTCGAAATCATCATCGGAATACATTCCTTCCGCAGTCACACCCTCAAGGGAAATGTCCACCACCGGAGCCGCCACATCGGAAATGGCGCAGATAGCTCCTGCGGCGGCAGCTGCTGCGCCCACACCATCACCCGACGGCACTCCCACAAGGACGGCTCTTTCGCTGTTCAGTGCAGCGGCTCTTTCTGTAAGGGAAGCTATGTCGGCATTTTCCATGCCAAAAACGCATATCTTCTCTCTTCTCTGCGCAGAAGCTCCTGCAGCCACAGAAAGCAGGGCGGTCTGAACCGCAAGCTCTGAGCTGCCGCAGGCAAGAACATAAGCACTTTCCTCGGTGAGGAACGCACTTGCCGCCTCTTCCGGGGTCGTTTCGCTGTCATATACGGAGCAGACCACAGCAGATGCACCGTTTTTCAAAAGCAGGCTGCAAAGTTCCGTGATTTTTTCATATGCTCCAAAGGTGGCGGAAGCAGCAAAGGCCGACGCCACGGTGTACAGCCCGGGAGCCACCGCATCACACAGGCACAGCAAACCTGCTGTTCGGCCTTTGCCGGAGCTGTATCGAACTTCCGACGCTTCCAGATCCGAATAAACGCCGGGTCTTTGTGTAAGTGAACTAGGCACTGTATGTAACACCTCTCAAATCGAAATCCACGAACTGGCCGCTTTCGTCAGCCACAGCATAAACAAAGGTATCCGCCGCCAACGTGCAGGGCAGGCGATACATGGAAGCCGTGGTGTCGTAATACAGCTGTCCGCAGGTAATTTTAGTAATTTTCAGACCGGACGCCATTCTTGTTTTGAAACAATCCAGCACCTGATCGAAAATGCTCCTGCACAATGCGGCACCGGTGCCTTCACCGCCGGGAGCAAAGATGTCCAGAGAGAAAACGGCCTTGACGGTCATTCCGTAAAGCTCGTTTTCTCCCTCGGCGGTAGTGCCAAGATACTCCGCACCGGAGACAGCCTCCGCAGAACTAATGCCTACAGCCATAACGGGCTCGTTTTTTCTGCGAAGCGTTGTCCCGGGAAACTCCGTCACAGTCCGGCATATCCCGGCAAGCATCTGCCTGAGCAGGTTTAATACTGTTTCCATAGATGTCTCCTTGTGTTCTGCTGTCATCCCGAACGAATGTGAGGGATCCCCCTCCATTACGCAACTTATCAGGGGATCCTCACGTCACTCCGGTCAGCAATGCTGACCGACCGTTCCTCAGAATGACGCGTTAGATTGCCCTCAGCAGGGCCCAGCAGCATATAGGTTCATTACCGCCGTATACGACCTCACTGCTCACGGCTTCAAATTCCCTGCTCCTGCATATCAGGGTGTCAAACGCAGCAACGTCATATTCCGCCGGGCCAAGATACAGATACCGCATTTCGGACACGGTACCCACCTCGGTGACAACCTCTTTGTAATACCTTTTGTCAAGGCTGGTGACCGGCTGTAAAAAAGCCCGGACACTTGTTTTTTCCTCTGCCGCACCCAACAGCACCGTGTCCCCGAATCTTTTGATCAGCCTTTCA